GTTTTTGAGAAAGTGAGAAAATGTATTCGTTGGATTGAGTTGTATCATTATGACGATCCAGAGTATGGACAAAATGGCATGCATTGTGTCGTCATGCAAGGAAGATATATTCTTCTTCCGAATCATTTTTATGAACAATTCCTGCGTCAGAATAAACATGACAAAGTTGCTGGAGCACGACTTATTACACCAGAAGGAAGGAAGTTCCCTTTTGCTCTCGATGCTACTAATAGTGTGCGTGTTAATGGACTGTCGGGAAGTCCTATTGACTTGCGCATCGTTTACCTTTTTGGTGTTCCTATGGCAGGGACACCAAAGCTCATCGGTCTTATTCCGACTTTGAAAGAGGTGAAGGGATACACTGGGCGGGAGATCGACTGCACTATTCTTGCATCGGCAACTAATCGTGTGCGAGATGATGTAGCTGTACGCGTTGAAACTCGTTTTTATGGTACTCTTGATAATTTGGAGGAAACTGAGGAGATGGAGATGTTTGTGGCTAAGTATGCTGGACAGGAGAAGACCACATATGGTGATTGTGGTCGCCCGTATATTTGTCGTAGCTCGAGTGTTAAGACTCCTTTTGTCGCGCTGCATAGTGCCATGTTCCATGCCCCATACAGTGCGTGTGGAGGGACTCAGCTTGTGCGTGAAAACATTGAGATTGCTTTAGCGCAGCTTGAGAGGATGGTTAATCCAGTTTTGCATGTTACACAAGTTGGGGGACTTACTGGAGATGGTGTTGTTCCTGAGGGGTGGTTGACCGATGCTCCCGTTCTTGGTAAGTGTGTTGTCAACGATGTACCTTTGGAGGTGCACGTACCACTGCGCACAACGAAGTTTAGGTGGTTGCTTAACAAGGAGTGGACTGATGAATGGCGTCCATCAGCTAAAGGAATTGTGAAGGTTGGTGAAGAACCTGATGTCCTTTATGTTAACACTTTGGAATCTAATGTCAGTGTGAAGTACGTCAGCGAACCCAATAAATGCATCGGGAATGCTATCTTTCAAAAATGCGTGAAGTTTTATGCGCAACAGTTCCCTAAGTTTACGGAGATTTGGACTGATGATCAAGCTATTAACGGGCACGGAATCATGGATAAGCTTAACATGCACACATCGACTGGATATTGGAGTAAATATTTTACTTTTGGAAAGACTGAAGTTTTTGAGATGGATGAGGAGGATCATTATACGTGGACTAAGAAGGCGAGAACCTTTGTCATTCCGGAACTGGATTCCACTTTTGTGGAGAGATATGAGGAGGCTGATCGTGAAATTACAATAGGTAATGTGCCGGTCTTTCTGTGGGTGTCGTCAAACAAGGATGAGTTGCGTTCGATTGAGAAAGTCAAGATTGGGAAAACTCGTGTGTTTGAGATGCCGCCTCTGGAATTTAGTTTGTTGGTGCGCAAGTATTTTGGACCATTTCTCAATCATATGAAGGCTAATCCTGGTTTTGAGACTATGTGTGCAGTTGGTATTGACAAGGAGACTGTGTGGAAAGCCATGTGGCAGGGTCTTCGTGGGAATAGTGACGTTGGATTTGATGTTGATTATTCCAACTATGATGGGAGTGTGACGCCCATTGCTTTTGACTTCTTTAGGGCAGTGACAGATTATTGTCTGCCCGAAGAGACGAAGCAGCAAAGACATTGTTTGTTGCATGTTTTGCAACACTCATATGTCTTGTGTCGCGAGACTGTTTTCCTGACTGAGCAGGGGAACAAGTCCGGCAATCCAATGACGGACATATTTAACTCAGTCACGAACGTTTTCATCATTCTTCTCTCATATTTGTAT